AGTTTGTGCCACCATGATATAAGTTAAGATCTTCACCTGCACCTATTGTAAGTCTACCTGTAGCACTGTCACCTGTAAGATCATCTGCATCAGCATCTACATCTATCTTTACCAAACCACCTGATGTTATATTAGATGAACCATTGTCAATGTTACCAAAGCCAGAAGTTATGCTACCAGAATCTAATGCACCTACTGTTGTAATATTTGATGTAGTATCTAGATTACTTTCTGCCCATGTTTCTAAATCTTCAAAAGTAATCTGCTTCATTGTGCCACCATCATTGATAATAAACTTATCTGATGTGGCAATTGTTACACCTGTAGAAGCAGATGTGTCACCATCCATGATATTAAGTTCAGCACCTGTAGTTGTGATAGTTGTACCGTTTAAACTAATAGCATCTAAGTATGCCACACCATCTAAATACAGATCTTTAAACTCCGATCCACTAGAGCCTATATCAAATGCATCATCTGTGGATGGTGTAATATTAGTTGCTGCTATAGTAAGCTGTTGTGCTGGTCCTAGTTTAGTTATAGCACCACCTTCTGCTGATGTACCATCATGTGTATGCCCTGATGTGCTAAAAGCAGTTACAATGGCATCAAACTCTCCATCAAAGTCAGATGCGTTGATAATATTACCATCAGCTATATTATTAGCAGTATCGTTACGTGTATATCCTGTTCCCATGTTATGTTACCTTCTTGCGTGTGTAGCATATTCCAATGTCAATGCGTCAAGCGCATATGGAACATCTGTGTTATTGTCTGCTTCAAACTGTGCAGACACTGTATTTCCTGATCCTATTGTCTGTGCAGAAAACACCTTTTGTAGTTTAGCTCCATACGTAGCAGTGCCAAATACACCTGTACCATAGAACTGTGCAGATCCACTAGCAGCATTTGTAAATGTAACTGCTGGCATGATTACAGATCCACTTTCATCAAAATCAAACTTTAAGTTTAGATCAAAGTTAACTCTACCTTCAGGGTCTAAATAAAACTGTGCTTTATATATTGTCTTTCTAAGTCTTGGATCATTAATTGGATAGAACGGTGTAGCAAATGTAGTAGCTATATTATTACCATCAAAGCTAGATGTGTCATTCTCCATTCTGTGTAAGAAACCCTCTTTACCAGAAAAGATAACAAACTCTGTATTGCCTGAATAAACACTAGCACATGCTGTTACCTGTATACCCCTAGTTTCTGCAAAGTCAATTACAGATTCCTCACCCGGTGATGCAAACTGTGTGAATAATATTCCCTGTGCATTAGGTCTAGTAAAGTTATCATTCCAACCAAACAATCTATATTGTGATTTATTACGTACAACTAAACTAAAAAAGTCTGTGTGTAGTTTTACAAACTCATTAAATGTACCCTGTATCTTTTTAGTTATAGGTGCTAAACCAAAGTCACCAATACGTTCTGTCGCACTAAGAAGTCTTAGACCATCAGGAGCCATAAAGACAACATCACCACCTATCTCCTGTACACTGTCAGTCTGTGTGCATCCTATGTCACGTGTTATAGGTTGTAAGTTAAATGTTGCTAATGCATCACCGTTTAATCTGAATATAGATGAGGTAGTAAATACTATAAGCTGATCTCTAAAACTTTTTATTGCAACAATGTCAGCATCTAATCCTATACTACCAGCACCGTTACCACTTTCAAAGTCTGTAGTAGTAAGAGGTGCACCAAAACTTAACACTCTACCTTTACCGTAGAATATGTGGTTCTTATGTGTAGCAACAACCTTTGCACCTATTACATCTGATGGTGCACTGTCTAGCACAGTAAATGTAGTGCCATTGTATAATGCTGGTGCATTTGTTTCATCTACTATTACGAGCGTTGTAGTTCCTGTAAAGTCTACTTCATCAAAGCGTGTATTGACTGCACCTTCTCTATCACTAGATATAAAAGTTATAGCTGCATTATCTGCTGGACTACTTGCTAGTGCAGGGTCAATAGTTATATTTACTTCTTTAGTTCCTGAGTGAGAATAAGATGAAACAGTAGTTTCAACTCTGTATACTTTATCTATACCTGCAATTGTAAATACATCACCTGCTTGTGGAAATGTATCAAACGCATCTGCTACTAATGTTGTGCCTGTCTGACTAGCACCATCAACTAATGGTGTGCCATAGTTAGGTTTATTTATTTTAGTGTAACCACTACCTGATGTTTCTACTAAGTCAGCATTCATAGCTACAACAGCTTTACCATTAAAGTATGTCATACCATTTGCATAGTTCTCAGTGGTAACTGTAACGAATGTAACCACTGCACCATTAGCAGGACTTGAAGCTAGAGAGCTAGTAAGTGTTAGTGTGACCTCATCTCTAGTGGCATTGTAACTAACACCACCTGAAGCTACTGTATATGTACCAGATACACCAGCTATTGTAAGTGTATCACCAACAGCAGGTGTAGTATGTATGGCTCTTAATGCTAATGATGTGCCTGATTGAGATGCACCATTTACAACTGGATTACCGTATGGAGCTATAATGTTACTGTCAAACTTTTCATATCCCTGTATACGCTTGTAACCTCCATCAATAGATGGTTCATAGTTACGTAGTATACGTGCAGAACCGGGTGCATTAATAGCCTGTTGTAGTGGGCTAAGATTAGTTATAAGCCCACCCTTAAACTCTATTCTAAAAGTCTCCCAAGCGTCAGGCATTATAGTGCATCCAAGCTAGATCCTGCTGTTGTTCTTGCAGACCCCAATCTACGTCCACCTGTACTTGCAGGTATCATATAAGATCTCATGTAATGGTATCTGTTAATAAGCATAGAACGCATTGCCTTAATACCTTCATCTGCTCTTTCTTTTAGTATAACAGCATCTTGTGTATTACCTCTAAACATCAAAGCATAAAACATAGCAGAGTCTACAACAACATGTTTAAACCTATCTGGTATCACCATTGTGTCATCGTGTGCAGATAAATCGCTTTGAAATACGTAGTAATCAAAAACTAATGTATATGCCTGATCAGGTGGTTCTACTAAACCATACTTTAAGTCAGGTCCATGAAAAACAAAACGTGGCAATGCACGTTGTTGACTTGTTGCATATTCCTGATCTACATATTTTTCTAAATACTCATCATAAGTTATTATTGCTAGTTTTCTAGTGTCATTTCCTAACGTAGCATTTTCTTTAATCCTAAATGATTCAAAGTCAATTAACTTTGCATCTGTTGGAAATGCATAACGTGTAGTACCAGCAACTAATGTTTGTTCTTTTTCTGAATGATTAAAAGGCCACTCGTATTCACTCTCATTAATATAACGTATACCTGAGTTAACTGCATCTTTTGCGTGTGCATAAAAACCTGTAGCCGAAGCAAAGTTAGAGCTAGTAAGCTCCACCTCGTTCAGCCTTTTATTTATATCATTTACTAATGTTAAAAATGTTGTAGCCATAGTATATCCCTAAGTAGAAAGGGGCAGGTTTATCCCACCCCTTTCACATGTGTTACGCGAGTGTATCACGATCCACTTCATCTGCACCTACTGTGCCTATGTCATCAACGTCTAGCAATAATGCAAAGACACGGATAACACCAGCCGTTGTAGTTCCAGTTTGTGCCTGAATCAATACGTCAAGCGTATCAGCAGTTGCACCAACAGTTAGAGGACCGTTACCAGCACCCACACTGTAAGCACCTGCTGATGCAGCGTCGAAGTCAAAGCCATCAACGTATGCGTCAACGTCAACTCCTGTTACACCTAAGTCTAGTGCACAGTCAGTAGAAGTACCAGCATGAACTGTTGTTACTTCAAAACCAGCATCCAGAATCATAGTGTTAGCAGGAACTGTGATTGCTTCAATAATATCAGCAGCAGCTAATGCAGTACCTTTAGCGGTAGCAGCAGCACCGAAGTCGATACTATTTTGCACAAGATAAGGGGTTCTTCCTCTAGGGCTACTGCCTCTAGCTGACGAAGATAATGTTGTAACTGTAGCCATTATTCAGTCTCCCTTATACTAAGTTATACAGAGCAGTAGAGATTGCTTCTGGTCGAAGAATCTTACGCCCATACAAATGCATTCCTCTGACAATGTCAGCGAAGCTATCAGGATCACGATAGGTTTCTGTCTTGTTAATCTGTTCAGCAGTTGCTACAGCAGATGAATGTCCAGAAACAATCACACCGTAGTTGCTGGAGTTTGTACCACCAGTTGTTGATGGTCCTGTTCCTACAGCAGGAAGATTGTTAGACATGTACACCTTGAAACCGTGAAGATTGTTCAAGATCAAACCATTTTGTAGTCCACTTCCACCGAAGTCACCATTTAGAAGACGAGAGTCTTCGTCTTTTAGTACTTCAATGAAAACTGGGTCAACAACAAGCCAACGGTTGTTAGTGTCAACATTTTGCTGATCCAAGAGTCTAGCCATACGTGCCACTATTTGTAGTGGGTTTGCATTACCAGAACCGGGAGTAGCAGAAGTTGCACCACCAGCACGTGCTTGTATGCCGATTGAGTTACTTGCAGAACCACCAAACTCAGAAGCATCAATCTTCATCGAGGATAGTAATTCATCAGAACCAGCCGTTGATACTGCTTTAGCACCATTGACTGTATCATTTGCAGTGTCAGCTACACTGTGTAGTGCAGACTGTTTGAAACCAGAAAGATAACCAAGTACGTCTTGGTCATACTGATCAGCTAGTCTGTAAGCTGCACGATCACTTGCAAGTTGCTGGAAGTTAATGTGCGAATGAGCTTCTTCAATGTCATCGACTTTAAATGCAAAGTAGTTTGCTTTGTCAATGGTCAGTGAGAACTCTTCGTCATCCAGATCTTGTGGAGTGATTGTAGTACCACGTGCATATGATTTAACAGTGATCTCTGGTTCTTTGATCACTTTAACGCTATCGCCCATGTTGGCGATTTCACCAAAGTAATCGCTATTAGTAATAGCTTCAGTTATTGAAGCCTTACGAAAAGCTACTTGTACCTGCTTAGAGTAGATAATTGGTGAAAAATTACCATTAGGCAGGTTGCCGTAGCCTGTTGCGGTTGAAAATGCCATTTTATTTTCTCCTTATACGACATCCCAATGCGTATCAAAACATATACGCTATGTTATCTACTTTAAGGGCCGATTGATAAAGAGGTGGTATATGTAAGGCCAACTACATATAGGCTCTTCTTATTCGGGTATCTTAGAAGTTTGGTGTAGTATCTGTGGGTAGTCTTTTGAAAAGGGCCACATTACTACTAATTATGCATAGTTATATGCACAATTATCTGTTTGTCAACACCTTTTATCGTGCTGAACCAGATACGTCATAAATAAACTTACCGTTACGTATAGCTTCCATTATATCATCTGAATGCTTCTCATATTCTTTTGCAGACATACGTTGTACATCAGATTCTTTATATGAGTTGCCACTATCGTCACTGGCAGGTTTACTTCTTTTACCTTTAGTAGATACAGACTTTGCTGCATCCTTAGATGATGATTTCTTTGCAGTTATATTTTTGTCTGCTTTGTATAAGTCAATAGCTCTAGCAGCAGAACGTGCATCATTGTCATTCTCGTACAAAGCATTCTGTACCCATTGAGGTTGTTCTTCTGCCCATGCATGAAAGTCATCATCATTTCTTATATCGTCAAAGTCAGGGTGTAATTGTAGCAACTCTGTTTCTGCACGTTGCTTACTTACACTCTCCTGCATATCATTTAGAGCTTTTACTTTCTCCTCTAGACTAGCCTGTTGTTCAGCAGCTTTCTTAATAGCAATTGTTTCTACAATACCTGCAACATCAGGATATTCTTTAGCCCATGTTTCTATATCTTCGTCAGACTTAGGAAGTTGTATTTGCTTCTTGGTTGACTGCTCTAGTTGTGCTTTAAGATTATTTATCTCTGCTTTTAATTCGTCTGTTTGTTTTTGCTGATGCCTACGTAGATCAGAATACCTTTTCTTAAAAGTTCTTTCTTCTGCATTCTTAGGTTCTTCTTCTTCTACTTCTTCTGATGAGGCATCTTGCTTTTGTCCTTCGATTAACTCTTGCAGTTCTTCCTCTTCCTGTTTTAACTTTTCTTCTCTTGAGTATGGCCTAGATATAAACGCTGTTTTCTGAGGTTCTACTTCTACTTGTGTTACGTCTGACATTTTATATTTCCTTTCGTTGGGGCTATGGTAGCCTTATTAGGGGCATAGGTAGCCAACACATGTAGTCTATTATCTTGAAGCTAGACTACTACGCTTCTT